GTTATTGTCAAGATTATTATATATTGCATTTAGTCCGAAGATTCGATCAACTTGATTCCAATTAGATGATACTTGTCCAATTTCATCAATAGTCTGTACCCAAATATTTCCGTTTGCTACATTAGTATCATCAATATCAAGTACAAGATTTGGCAATCCGTCAGTAATGTTAAAGTCTTTGAAGTTTAATGTGCCTTGTTTAAATCCTAAAAAGAATCCAGTGTTTGGACTACTAAACCCACCATTGTCATTTTTGTATAATATATCAAGTGCACCAAATGGATCAGGTGTTTTTTCTTGTATACGATTTGAGTTAGTATTATAATACAAACTATGTGCACCAAATACTGCTCGTGTTCCAGAAATATTTGCGTTAAACTCGTACGATGGTTCAGCACCTATACTTGTTGTTCTGTAAATTTCGTTTGAGATGCCGTCACGCACACTCCTACTAAAAGGTGTACCAAATTGGTTACTGCCGGCAAAGATGCTGTTCATTACTGTAATAAAGTTTTGATAAAAAACTGGATCAGTTACATCTTCAAACTGCAAGTCCACATTTGCAAGACTGTTTCCGTCTACATCATAAACTGTTTCACTTGTTTTTACACTATCAATTTTTAAATAACCACTAGCTACTACATTACGTGTTGGGTTATACCCCAAAAACTCAGCAATACGGAGGGCGCTGTCTCTACGTTCTGCTGTACTTAAATAATTTTCACGTGAGTTAAGATCATTACGGAATGCTAAGTTGTGTCCTAGAAATGCCATAAGTTCTAGTAAACTTGTAAACTCACTTGAGCTGATCCAGTCATTAAAATTTTCTGGGTAGTTGGTATCTATGTACTCTACCATTGCATTTTTAATAGTGTCAAAGTCGTATGCTTGGAAGTTTGCTTGCGCAAAACTTTCATACACTACACTAAAATCTTCAGCTGCAAATAAACTGCTCTGTCTTGCGCCTTGTGCCATTATGTTGTCTCACTTGTGTATGTTAAATATAGTTCTTCAGCCAGCCCAGTATCATCATAAACAACACGTACTCGTATATCTAATTGATGATCTGAAGGTTTAGTTAAATTTAATTCACTAAAAATCCATCTTGGGTCACTGTCAATAATATTTTGTACATCTTCAGTTGCCAAATTTTCTGTAGCTTCGTCTAGAGGTTCAAAAATTAAATCATGTAGTATTGACCCAAAGTTTGGGTTCATTACTCTTTCACCTTTACGAGTGTAAAAGTGGTTTAGCAAGTCACGCAGTGCTAAATCCTTGTCTGTAAGGATTGAGTTAATGCTTTTGCTATCAATTGTGCTATATCCAACGTATGTAACCATACTGATATTTATAGCAAAATTAACTGCTACTTTTTAAATTTTAGTAGTAAATCGGACAATATCACCAGTATTCAGTGTTTTTGTTATAGTAATAACATTGTTAAGCAAAGTAAAGTCAAAAAAGTGTTGAATTACCTCTCCGTTAATTTCCACTTTAAGTTTTTCTACTGGTTCCATACTAGGAGTAGTTGAGATTGTAAACACACTACTACCACTGTATGTGAATTGATCAACGACTAATTTACTGTCATACTGCTTTGCAATAGTACGTTTAATACCCTCTGGTGTTTTTGAAAGGAATTTTAGTGTTTCTGCATAGTATGCAAATCTTGCTCTTTCTAAGTCGTCCTCGCCTAGCGCATCGATATCATTTTTATCACGCATTTCATATATACCAGTTTGTCTATGCCAACTACGTGATTTTGTTTTTCCATAGTCACTTAATCTTATAATTGATGCTGCTTGTGAGCAAAAATTTCGATTAAAGTTGCTACGTTTAATTGCACTTGCAAGTGAATCCCAATCACTATTAACAATGTAATCTCGTAATTCATATACACCTTCATTGGCAGTTACTTGCGAAATGTCGCCATTAATAATATAGTAAAGTATTAACCCATCATACACACATTGTGGTATACTAGGTAATCCAAAGTCTTTTAGTTGTCTAATGAGAGTACGCTGATTGTTTTGAAAATCTTGTATCCAAATATTATATGCTTCTTGCTCAGTGATTCCACGATCAAAACCAGGAATACTGTAACCAGTTTGGTTATATCCAACATATGTTGACATATTAAGAGTTACAAGAATTACTTTGTCACTAGCAGTTATTGTATTAATGTCTAACCTGGTATTCCAGTTTTCGTCTTTAACAATAAATTCTTCCCAATTTGTCTTAAATTTAGATAAAATAGTCATAATTATTGCCTTCTGCCTGAACGAATATTTTTAGCTTTGGCTCTGCGTTCCAGTTCTTTTTCAAAAGCAGATTTGCGTTGTTCATTTTCACCAGCAAAAGGACTCGGAGCTGAATTAGTTTTTCCTACGTCACTTTGTTCATAATCCACTGGAGATGACTTTGGATAGGCGAATTTCGATACATCATAATCAGTTGTTGATGTTTGTGCACTTGATGGTGCTTGTGCAGCAATTTTATTACCTTGTGCACTATGTCCGCCCCATGGTTCATGTTCAGGTACTCTTGGATTAATGCTTTCTATTACTGCACGATTTGCATTTAAACTTCCGCTTGTTGGTCCTACAGCACCTAATGCTTTTGGCCCATTTAAGTCTAACATACCATCTGTACTAATTCTACCATATCCTTTAGCTTTAAGTTGTAAATTTAAATCAGTTGTTAGTCGTATGTCTTTATTTGCTTTAAGTTGTATTGGCCCTGTTGCAGTTTCTGCTTGTATACCTGCGGCACCACGAGCTTTAATATTAAATGAATCAGCATCCATGTTAATATCACCGCCAGCATAAAAGTTAAAGTCTTTTTCTGCATGATAACTTACACTACCTTTTGCATAAACATCAACATTTCCATCAGCATCCATTTGCATCCAACTAGTGCCTTTTTGGTTTGTTATATATACAATACCAGCAGTGTCATTGAAAAGCATTTGTGCTCCGCCTGCACTACGTAAACGTACTAAGTTATTTTGACCTTCTTCACGTGATTGGTCTGGTACATAATTTACTCCTTCTCTATGAGCAACTGTACCGTCATCCATTACAAAACTATGTCCTGCAGGAGTTACAAATCCTGATACATTAATCGGTGACTCACGTCGTGAACCACTACTACCAATCCCACGTATTGGGTCTAATGCAATACCTTGCTCAGCAATTGCATTGCTAACTGGATGTCTACTTCTAGTATTTCCTGATTGCTTAACTCCTGGGTCAACTGATGCGCCGATGGTATTTTCATTTGTTATTTCACTAACTGGTAATCCAGGTATTGAACCGTTACGTCCAACTGTTGGCAGTACGCCAATTAAAAACCCAATGGGATCGTCTCCAGTAAACGCAACTAAAACTTCAGTGCCAGGACCAGGCGGAGGGAAGCATGCACCGTATGCAACTGATGTATTTTCACCAGTAATTGATCCACCAAATGGAGATACTGTTCTAACTTTAGTAAATTTATGTCTTTCTTCACGGGTATCTTGGTTTCCCCATCTTTCATTATTAACTAATTTAACATATATTGCTTGTCCATAATCAGGGTCAGCTACATCAACAACATTACCTACAAACACTCCGTTAGGCATTGCAAATCCAACACGATCACCACTAGAATACACTGATGGTATTCCAATCGAATCTCTATTTGTATTTGTTGCTCTATTTTGTTCTTTATTTGACATAATGTTCCTTAACTATTATTATACATATTTACAAGCCAAGTTGGTGGGCGGTGGTGTTTGGTACGTTCACCCGAACCGCCCCAATATGGTGCTGCATTCGGACTTAGGTTTGCACCAATACCAGGTGTCATTGCAATATCATAATGATGTGCAACGCCAGACATATATAATCCTGACCCAGATCCATACGCTGGGTTAGCTATACCAACACTTGGTACTAACCCTGCACTTCGAGTTTCTGTTAAAAACGCTGATGTGTAGTTTTGTATAAGGGCAAGATCTTGCGGATTTTCTACACTTAATAATCTATTACCATCATAAAGTTGAACATCAGCAGCATAGCCATTGTGTCTGCCGCTTCCTCCTGGTCCTCGGTTTCCACCCCTAGGTGTTATAACACCAGTTAGTCCAGTTGATGCCGCAGCACTTTCCATAGCAGTCAATAATCTACCGTCTACTCCAGTTCTAGAACCAGTTATAGTACCATTGCCACTTCCGGTTGCTGATGGATCTAGTGTACTACTTGTATCATTAACAACATTACCATTGGTGTCTGGCTGTGGGTCTGTATCATCATTTGTATTATGATAGTTTGACTTTAACGAGCTTGGCTGGTCACCAATTGTTGCTCCTGCTAATAATTGATTAATCAACATGGTATTATTAGTATTAGTGTCTCTTATTGAATCAAGAGTTTGTTTAAATTCACCCATCATGTATTGTGAGGTAACACTTTTAACACGGTATAATGCTGTTACGTTAAATATTTCCTCAGGCATTAACCCATCTTCACCTTCATTGACTGGTAATCTCATATTAAAAAAGTACCCTAATCCGCCAAACTCATAATCGGCCTGATTGTCATTAGTTGCGGCGGCGCCTTTGGGTTTTCCTAACCAATAAGGATCTCCTTTAATATTTAATCTCTGCTCTACTAATTCACCAGTAGCATTAAGATTAATTTCTAATGCACCCAACATTGCAGTTCCAGGATCATCGTTAGTATCAGCACCGCTTGATGCTAAACTATCATTAACACTTCTATAATCAAACTGCATTGATGTTTGATCTGATTCAAATTTGTTACTAAAACGTGTATTTCCATCATAAAGATCACTTTGTGTTATGTATTTGAACTTAGTGGGGTTAAATCTGACTGACTCCGTATTTGTATTTTCAAAAAGTTGTCTATTACTTTCTTCAAGTGTTTGCTCTTTAAGTTCAAGATTACGTTGTGCTTCGTCTATCGCCGCAGTGTTAGCTTCGTATTCAC